ATTATTATTATTTACTCATTCTTTTAGAGTTTAAGAAATAGATAGTTACTTAGTTACTTATATAAGAAATAGAGAAAAATGGGTGTTTTTTGATTAAAAAATGGGCAAAAATGGGCAAAAACGATAACTAAACAGTTTAGTTATGTGTAGTTATTTCTGTCGGATTTTTAGTTACTCAGTTCTCAAAAATGAAAAACTTATCAACTTACGGGCTTATTTGCTACATTTATCGTATAGAGAATTGGTAATGCCATAATATGACACAAATCCTATTATACATACAATGAATGGACCCGTGAGCGAAATTTGAGTCCGACCAAAATTTAAGAATTTGTAATTGACATAAATAAATTGTCATTGTTTATTCCTATAATGGGTTACCCTATTCGCTCACGGGGTAACCCATTTCTTATATTCACAATAAATTAAAAGGAAAAATAATGACCGAATTACAAGAAGAAACAATACAAATAAATTACCATATTATGAAGGAGTATTTGGAAAGACATTACCCAAATACTAAAGATTCATTATACCGCAATTTCTGTACAAACTATTCTGATTTCATTAAGAACATTGGTGATATAGATTTGTACACGATTAGCGAATTGTTCCAGTATTTTGTGAACAAAACATTGAAGAATGATTGCGATATAGTAGAAGGAAGATAATATGGATAAGATTGATGAATTAGTAGAATTACTCAAAAACACATATCACATTAAATGGAGCGAAAAGAAGCAACAGTTCTTTGAAAACGGCAAGAAGATAAGTCGCCGGTAAGATTGAAGAATTGGAACAAGTTCGTGCTAATTATGGTGGTATGATTGTTCAACAGGCTTTGGATAAAATAATTGAAGAAGGCGATGATACAGCTCCAAAACCAACAACGATTGGTAAGAATAGTATTGAGATTGTCCTTGAAGAACTTCAAAAGAAACCTGAAGACCGAGAATATGTTAATTGTTGTTTGCCACAGTATAAATTAGACCCAGCTTGGATTGAACCACCCTGCTATGAGGGTGACGAAGGTCAAAGATTTGACTGGCAACATATTTGCGACCACTACATTAACACAGTTCTTGAAAATCCAAAATTGGGTGTAGCAGATAAGGGTGTTCTCAAATATAGATTTGACTGTTACGCACAAGGTCAAAAGAAGAAACATTGTGACGGTATCAAATTAAACATTAAGTATGACCCAGCTTACATTCCACAAGCAAATCGTTTCCTTGAAGAGATATACAACATATACAAACCTTCGTTCGTGGAATACAATGGCATCCAGTATTATAGCGGTGAACTATTTAAGGCAGTCATTAAACACTTTATTTGGTCTATCAAATGGAAAATGAATAAAGGCAAACCTTGCTTACATAATTTGTTCATAAACTTGGAAGGTGAGCAGGGTTGTGGTAAGTCTCAGTTCTCAGAACATCTTGGTAAAGCAGTATTGGAAAACTATTTCACTACAGGTGACATTGATATGCTTGGTGACCAGTTTGGTGCTGCGATTTTGGAAGATAAGTTCTTGATAAATTTTGATGAACTTGTTAAGAATGATGTCCCTATTGAAAAGATTAAGCAAATCACTACGGCAGAAAAGGTCATTAACCGTAAGATGATGACAGAAAAATACATTAACCACTATATTAGAGCATCGTTTATGAGTACGTGTAATAAACCCATATACGATGTGATAAATGACGAAACAGGTAATAGGCGTTTCGCAAACTTTAAGTTTATGGATGGTTGTATTAAGGACGAAGTTGAACTTTGTGCTAAATTAGATAAATTATGGGCAGATAACATTGTGGCATTGTGGAAATCGGTAGACGATAACTTGCCAAATGGTTATGTTGTTGGTAACGATATGGGTGCTCTATTGGATAGAGCAAGAACCACATATAATGCTAAAGGTGATACAGTTCGTAGATGGTTGAGAAGCACAAGCAAATGTATTGTTTCTTCATTTAAGGCTGGTTCACAGAAACTTGAAATAGCATACAATGATTATAAGGAATACTGTTCTATTGAAGACCAAACACCTTGTTCATTAGAAAACTTTAAGAGCAGAGTAAAGAATATGTACACCGGTAAGGTTAAACTTCCTCCAAACAAATTAGCCATAGTTTCTATTAGTGAAGCTAGTGCTAGTGAAGAAATAGACCAAACCGAAGTAAACCCATTCACAGATTATATACAATTTATTCCATATAAGTTTGATGATGAACAAATTATTCCACTTATTCCAGTTATTCCACCCAGTGAAGGCGTTTTGGAAGAAAAAAATAAAATTTGTTCTAAAACAGAAAAACCAACTGGAATAAGTGGAATAAGTGGAATAAATGAGAAAAAACCAACAAATAATAGTCTAAGTTCGTTTATAAACAGCCATAATAGACTCAGTAATGATTGGAATACTGGAAAAATTAGTCACGAAAACGAGTATATAGACGATGGTGGCGAATATGGTGACGATTTTATAAACAAAATAGCAAAGGAGTAAGGATATGATTAGGGAATTCCCATTAAAAGAAGATATAGATTTGGAAAATCAACCATCAGAAGCAATACAAACAAATGACATACCAATACTTGAATGTAATAGTGCTTTTGATACACATATAGACCAAAATAAATGTACCCTACGAGAGATTGCGGAGTATATTGAAAACCCAAACATAACAGATTCTAAGGAAAAGAATGGCCTTTGGTGCTTTGGAGAGTGTTTAGACCCTGAAAAAGGGCATCAAAAGAGCAACATTGTGAACAAATCAAAGTTCTTTATTTTGGACTACGATAGCGGCTATACGATTGAAGAATTTTGCGAAGAGTATAAAGACTATTTCTTTTTCTTGTATACTTCGTTTTCACACACAAAAGAACATCATAAGTTCAGAGTAATAATGTACGGAAACCACGAAGCTCCGTTAAATGGCGATGAACAATATGCTATTTTGTCCGAATGCTTTAGGAATGCTGATAGAACTACACTACAACCAAACAGAATTTTCTATAAACCAGCCCATAAAGAAGGTGCGGAATATAGATTTAAATTTAATGTTGGTAAACAATTCCCACTATATAATGAGGCTATTACATTCCTTGTGACGAAACGAAAGGTGGATAAGGCCAAAGAAGAAGCTCAAGATAGAGCCTTCGCAACTTACCACAGAAAGAAACGAGATGTGGATTGCCTAAATTGCCCTTCCGTTAAGAACTATTTGAATACAAGTTATCCAAACACTACTGGGAATGGAGATAGTAACCTTAATTTATACAAGGCAATTTTCTGTTGTATAAAATATGGTGATGATAACGCATTAGCAGTGGTTGAAGCCAAGGCCAAAAACGAACATTGGACTACAAGCGAGTTAAGGCAGAAAGAAGAAGCCGCCAGACGAGCATTGTAAGTTCTCAAAAAACGAAAAGAAAGGGCTAAATGCCCTTTCTTTTTCTATATTATAAATATACCAATAAACAACAGGAGACAAACAAAATGATGGAGAAAATTAGTTTATACGATGAATACGAAACAGACCCAGGCTCTAATTGGCATTTCTTTATAAACCAAGCTGACAATTTCTTTGATAGTTTAGGAACAGCTCATTGGGAAGAATGGAATGAATGGTTGCCAATAATTAAAAACAAAATAAACAGTATGACTTTGGAAGAATTAAAAGACAAACGATTTGAAGATATATTTGAACTCTGTGGAATGCTTGAAGAATACAAACTAACACCAAAACGCAAAGCTCTTGAACAGAAAATAAACAAATTAAACGAGGACTTTGAATGAAAATAGAGATTACAGAAACAGCATTCAACCAAGCTACAACCAGGTCCACAGTATACAGATACGATTGTTACATTGACGATGTGTTTATGACATTTGGGACTTGGACAGAAAAACAAGAGCCATATACGGTTTACCAACACTTCATTAAGATTGTGTTGCGAGAATGGAGAACCAAATATAAAAACAAATATGGTATGAACAAGATAACAAAACAAGATATGGCACGATTTAACCCAGTAACGATTGTGAAGGAAGATATACAAGACATTGACCTTACCTTGAAAAAGGCTAGTACCTTCGTTAGATTACAGCAGATGGAAGGAGATTTTACCTGATGAAAAATGAAAAAGTTGTTTGGGTTACATTTATTGTATTGTTCGTATTAGCTTTGGCTTTAGTTACTATAAATTGTGATGTTGATGAAAATACACAGAAAGCACTAATTTATAGTAACCAACAAACAACAAGCACCTTATTGTACAATCAGATAATGTACAAATAAATTAAAAGGAGAAATAATAATGACTGAAGAACAAAAACAAAAGATTAGACAAACTCACTTGAGACTTGCCCACGGCGAGAACTGGAGTGAAGAAGACCAAAAAGAGTTTGAGAAAGAAAGGAACAGGCGTCAATGCTCAAACCACAGAAATGCTCATAGGCAAGAATACAGAACTTACCAAAAGGATTATCAACGAAAATACCGAAAGAAACATAAGTACCTATATCGGACTTATACAATGGAACCGTAACCACTCTGATAACCAAATGACCTACGAACAATACGTAGCTTATAGACAAAATAAAGAAAGACAAAAAGAAACAAAGGAGAATGAATAATGAATGAAAAACTAAAAGACTGGTGTAAGGAATATGAAATGTTGTGCGAAAAAGAACACAAGGTCTTTGATAATTTATAAGGAGCAAGATAAATGACATTCAATGAAGATAAGTATAACGAAGATGTGAATTTGTATTTTGAGAAATTAAAAGAACTTGTCACAAGTGAAGAGTTAATTGAATTGTTCAAGACATGGCCTGACAAAAAAGACTATTGGGTTGAAGACGAAGAGCCAAAGGAAGAAAAAGATGTTTAAGACAACAGTTAGAGAGTGTAATGGCAGATTTGCGGGTAAAAAATGAAGGTTAATTTGGTAGCTGTTGCGAAAAACGAAGCTAGATATATACAGGAATGGTGCGAATACCATCAAAAACTAGGGTTCAATGAATTAATAATCTATGATAACTCGGGTAATGGTGATTTGAAGTCTCACGATAACATAACAGTTTATGAAGCTCCTGGTGAGAGAATTCAGTTACAAGCATATCAAGATAGTTTGTCTAAAATGACTTATGGTCAGTGGAATTTGTACTTGGATCTGGATGAATTTTTAAACATTGGTGGTTTATCTGTACAGGACTTTCTCAAACCATATCAAGGTGCTGATGTTGTAAAACTTAATTGGGTGGTGTATCGGTGACAACGATCAGTTAGAATATGAGGACAAACCTGTTCGTGAAAGGTTCTTGAAACCTGCTCCATTAGCTTGTGTGTATAATGACACAGTAAAGATTCCCGAGAATTGTCATACAAAGTATTTTTATTGCCACAAATACAAACAAACTATGTTGGATATACACACTGCTCATGTTGAAGGTGGGATTGTGATTAACACAAAAGGTCAAAGAGTGGCAGATAGTCCATTCCAAGATTTGTGCTTAGACAGAGGTTTCGTACAACATTATCTAACGAAATCAACCAGAGAGTGGTGTGAACGAAGATTGGGAGTGACTGATGCCTGTCGGAAATATAGTAGCTGAACCTGAAGTTTTAAAGCGTTGGTTTTTTAACCTTTGCACAAAAACACCAGAGAAGGAGAAGATTATAGATGACTACATTGAACGAATTAAGAAATGCGATGAACCAGTTTCTAACGAGTGCGATAGAAGCAACTTACAACCAGTGGGGAAGTCCGAAGGACCTAGAACAAATAAAAGAAGAACTTGTAGACAAACTAAATCAGTATGTGGAGGAAATGAATAATGGACCCGAACGCAAATAAATTAACACCTGATATACCTTATACAGTTGAATACAACATAATAGTTTGTCATAACAAAGAAGGTCTAAAGCTCGCTAAGGCTAGTTATGGCGATTACTCAAACAAACTATATTTAAGCGATAATGGACTGGAAGATACTATAAGCATTGACACTAAATGGGATAGTCGCTTGTTTGGTGAATTTGGATTTTGGGAGTGGGCTGCAAACAACATTCGTGAATGTGATAGAGCTTGTCTACAGCATTATAGAAGAAAGCTCCCTTTAGGTGTAAGTGATATAATACTCCCTGAACCTTGTAAGTTTAACTTTAGTATACTTGATGGTTTGGCATATTGGCATAGTCCAGTATTATGCGATGCTCTACACTCTATTTTAAGCCCACAGGAGTTTAATGTGTTACAAGGTAATGAATTACTTTGTTGGACCATATTTAAGGCCCCTCAACCAGTAATAAAACAATGGGTGGAATACTGTGGTAGTAAATTAACTTTGCTACTTCGTTACTTCGGACTAGAACCAACAATAGAATCAGTTGAAAAGTTCGTACAAGATAAGAATAGTGGTCTTTTGGAACCCAGAGAAGGCAAGAATATAGACCCGAATTACCAGAGACGATTTATGGGTTGTTGCCTTGAACGATTTTCACACTGTTTTTGGATGGGAGTTCCTTATCCAAGAGAATACAGACAGATAAAGCTACTTCAATCAGGGCAAACGATTTGATATACATACATTGATGGGTAAAACCATCTTCCATTTTAAAATCTCCTATGTTTACCCTCTCTAGGTCCAGTTAGAGAGGGTTTTTCTTTTTCTTAAAAGTATAAATATAAATGAAGGTGAATGTGGCACTTATTCCACACTTTTGTCTAAGTGATTTTGGTTGGTCCCGAATGACCTTATGACCCTGTCCTTAATTTGTTTGGCAGGTTAAATATTGAACAAACTAAACGGAAATGAAGCTAGACCAAGAGCGGATTTGAAGTATATTGTTAACCTGTATGCGATACTTTATTTTGTACCGCTAAAATTCATTTATTTAAACAAACAAATTAAGAGGATATTTTATGTCTGATTTTAGCAATTCAAAAAAGGTCAAGGCATTAGCTGTAGCTGTTTCTGACGCTATGCCATACGTTAAGAAGTCCGTTTCTGAATTTTCTCAGGACGAAGTTAAAGGCAAAAAGTGTGGTATGACAATGACCACTTACATTACCGATACTGGTAAAGTTTATGATGGTCTTACTGTTAATCCTGAAGGAATTACAGAAGTTGAATATACCACTACTTTGAAAAATAAATCCATTCCAGTTGAATACGATTCCTGGGATACGCTTGTAAACATTGAAGACTTTGATAAGGAAGTCATTAAGAAGAGAGCTATCCATCTAGCTAAAGCTGTTCAAGACGAAGTTATCAAAGATACAATTTATCGTTCTGTTCAGGCCGTTGTAACTACTGGTAATGCAGACTTTGAAACCCTTTCCGAAGGTGCTGCAAAGCTTCGTGAAGTAGCTGTTGCTGGTGACGCTGTTTCTTTCCTTTCTCCAACACAGATGGGTAAGATTGCTGCTGGTGGACTTGCTAAATTCATTCCTGATGACATTCAGAAGAAAATTTACTCCAAGAACTACTTGGGTGAATATGCTGGTGCTTCACAGGTTGAATGTCAGGGCTTGCCAAAGATTACAACTCCATCTGCTATGAACTTTAGTCTTTCATTGACAGACGTATCTGGTAAGGGTTTTGCTCCTGTAACTGCTGGTTCTGTTACTGGTGGTGTTCACAATGCTTCTATTCCATTCCGTGCCGAAGGTTTGAAGGTTGTTGATGTAAATGGTATGGAAACCGACCAGGACTATATCGTATTCGCAGATGAAAATGGTAACATTCCTGAATTGAGAATCACAGTTGAAGGCCAAGGTTATGGCAATCCAAATGCTTGGGTTGAATCTGGTACTACGGCTTTGTCTTTTGAACCATTACTTGCTAGTGGAACAAAGTACGAAGTTGGTCAGGTTCGTATTGCCGATGCTTTGAAGTTTGATACGTACCGCTATAATCATGTACCTTCTACTGAAGAACTCGGTGCAGACAACGTTGACGGTGTCCGCATAGAAGCAATTGCCGGCGGTAATATTCTTGACAGAACTTCTGTTGCTCGTATTGACTGCCCATTCATGGCTGGCTTACCAGAACCAAGACAGTCCGTAACTGTCTTTATCAAAAAGTAACAACAAATTAAAACTCATTCAAAAGGGTCGGGATATTTTCCTGACCCTTTTTCTTTATAAATAAAAATGACGGGGCTGTTGAGGTTTTATTGCTTCTCTCCTTGCAGTCTCGTCCTTTCTTTTAACCTTTAGAGAAGCACGGGATGCGACCGATTTCGCACAAAAGAAGGTAAAATATGGCTGTAGATGAAAGAATCCTTGAAGCTATCAAGGATGAACCAGAAGAAGTTAATAACGAACAAGTTAACAATGAACAAGTTAATGAGACTGTAACAGAAGAAAAAACAGAAACTCCAGCTCCAGCTCCCGAACCCGTTGAAGCACCTGTTAAGACTTATTCTCAAGACGATTGGGATAAGATGACTTATTCCTTTAAGAGACAGCTTGGAAAGCAAAAGGATAAGTTTGAGTCACAGATATCTGATTACAACAAACGCTTTACAGACTTTGAATCCCGTTTGAACAAATTAGCAAATCCTGAAAAACCTTTACGCAGAAGTGATTTTGAGACCGATGACTCTTACATTGAAGCTCTCATTAACAACGGTGTAGAAAAACGCTGGGCAGAACGTGAAGCCAAAATGCGTGAAGAATACGAAAAGTACGAAGCAGAAAGAAAGGCACAGGAAGAACAGGCCCGTGAACTTGAAGAAGGAATTGCTAAATGGTATCCTGATGAAGCTAAACGCAAAGAATGGTACGATACTGTTTCAAGAGCTTATGGCGAAGGATTACAAGAACTCCTTGAAAAAGAACAGAATGTAATGAACTATTTGTATCAGACTCCAAATCAGTCCTTGATTTTGTACAAATTAGCAACAGACCCTCAAGCTGTACAGAATGTCTTTAGCATTAAGAATCCATTAATGAGATTGATGGCAGTAAGAGATATGGAAACCGAACTAGTTAGGGAAAGAAATACTCCTGCTCCAGTACAAGCACCTGTACAAACACCTGCTCCAAAAGTTGAACAAGCTAATCAAACTCCAGTTAATAACCTTGCTAAAGCTGTGGGTAAACCTGGTGCTCAAGTTGAGGCAGTACCTGACGCCTTTGACAATACAGATAGTCTTCGTGAATTGTTGAGAAAGCTATAAGGAGTGAAATATGAATCCGAACGAACAAATGCAGGAGCGATGTGAACTAAGGAGAACACAGCTAAGGTGGCTTATGGAGAACTTTACAGAACCAGTCTATACTCCAGATTGTTCTAATAATATGGCTTCATTAAGTGATACTTTCAATGTTCAAGAGGACATTGATTTGGAAGGTTATAATCCTTGCGGAATTACAATGACTATTTTGAATTTTGAGCCTATTAACACAAGTTTGTCCGAATTCAGTAATGCAAGTGTCGCTCGTATCCTTCGTGATATGCAGTGCTATCTTCCTAAAACACTTAGAATGACTGGGCTGTGGAATCCAAAATCTTGGAATGCAGGTAACTCAACAATACCTGAAGAAACTTTGGAACTTATGGCTACATTTAGTGATTGGTTACTTTGTATGAAGTCCCGAATATTAAATGACTTCACAACAAAGTATATCCTCGGTGGTAAGCCACAGTTCCTTGAAATAATGAAGCGTAGATACAAGCGACAATATAGCGAACGAACTGAAACAACAATGGAAACAAATGAAACTAAGGAACCAATAAAACTTAACATTAACTTCACAAAAATGGGTGCTGATGAAGGAAGTAAATCTTGACATTGGATTATTAGACCACCAACTAAGGTTTGTCAATAGTGACAAGCCTTTTGTTGCTATGGTATGCGGACGAGGAGCTGGAAAGACTTATGTTGCTTCGTACTTAGCTGTATTAAAAGCTATGCAGGGCGGGAGAGTTATTTTGTTCGCACAAAGTTGGACTTCATTGACTAATAACTTAATGAAGGAATGTTATTATCGTATCATTGAACTTGGGCAAAATATTCAAAAAATGACTGGTACAAAGTTTAAAATAAACTATAAGTACACACAAACTAAAATTGAATTTCCAGATACTTTGGGTGTAATTTACGGAGCAACATATCCTGCAGAAGAAGCAGTTCGTGGTTACACACAAATCAGTACTTTAATTTTAGATGAAGCCGCCATGAGCAAACCAGACATTTTGAATGTTGCTCAACCAGCTATGCGTGCTTTACCTGAAGGACAACACCCGAGAACTTATGCCATTACAACACCAAAAGCAGGTTCTTGGTTCAACAAATTTGTTCTAGATAAAATTGAAAATAAACCAAATACGATTGAGTTAATACAAGCTAAAACTACTGATAATACAAAAATTACAGAAGAAGAATACGAAAACTATGCAGGGAACTTTACAAATGAAAGCTTTATTAAACAAGAACTTATGGGCGAAATATTGAACTTACAAGCTGCAAACAGTATTCTTGCGGGTATTACTTTCAAGAAAGATTACAAACAAGATAAAATGCCTGATAGTGGCCAGTTAGTTATTGGAATTGATGGCTCGGGTTATGGCAAAGACAAGACAGTAATAACTTACAGAATAGGAAAGAATTACAAACAAGTTTTGTATGATACTTTGACTGGAATGGATTGCCGAAATGAAGTCAAAGCTATGTTGAATAAGCACCCAAAGTGGCAAGTGGTTGAAATTAACATTGACGCTGCTTATGGCGATAAATATTATGAGAACTTGGAACTTGAATACGATTGTTGTAACCTTGTGAACTTCGGTGGTAAAGCTCGTAATGATAAGTATTTTAATAAGCGAGCAGAAATGTATTTTAACTTGATTGAAGGTTTGAACAAAGGAGTTCCATTAACAGAAGAAATTGAAGACGAGCTAAATGTTACTTTGTTTGAATTTAGCAACACAGGAAAATTGAAACTTGTTGATAAAGACGAGATAAAAGAAGTCTTAAAACACAGTCCAGACCAAAGTGATAGTTTAGCATTAACCTTTAGCACAGGAAATTTATATGAAAACGAAGAAGTTGAAGAACAACATACCCTCAAATACAGACCTTGGCAGTAATCCTGAAGAAGATGAAAAGTCAATGCGTGAAGAAGTAGCAGAATTGAAAGAAGTTGTGGTAAGAATTGAAGCTCTTATTGCCAAATTACTAGAAGTCCTACCTTTTCATAAATAATTTTCTATAAATATAAAGAGGTACCGAAAATGAGAACAGTAAATGGACTTGTAATTGACGCTTTAAATGCTATTGGTGTATGGACGGATACTGATCAGGACCCTACAAGTGATTATACAAATGCTGCTTTGAGTGACTTGAATAGCCTTATTGACGAATTGAATATGCAGGACTACATTCAAGAATCACTAACAGTAAAGACTTGTACGGCAGGACAGAAGTTCACGATTGGTCCTGATCCTTCGTGCGATATTGTTGAAGAAAATCTACCAAACAGTTTAAAATCAGTATCCCGTAAAGTTGGCAATCATTATTACAAACTAATACCTGTTGATAGTGCTGCCATTTACGCAAGCAATAGACTTGGTTTGGCTAATTTGTTTACCTACAATGTTAAGGCCAATAAGGAAGACCGATATATGTTTGGCGAAGTAACTATGGATGGTAACGCAACAAGCGAATTTCTTGTAATCTATAATAAGGTCTATCCGAAATACACTATGGCAGATGAAATTTGGTTTACAGACGCAACAATTAATTTGTTAGAAGAAGGTCTTAAATATAAGTTAGCTTTGAGATACAAGATGCCTGATGTGGAATTATTCAAGAAAGATTATGAAGACTATAAGCACTTAGTTGAGGAAAATATTGGACAAAATAACCCAATGACTTATGCTTCTATTGGACAAAGTAATTACTTAGCGGGTTATTATAACACAATCTATGGCAATGGCTTCACTCTTTAAGGAGGGCTTATGGCAGTGACGAGCACTAGTTTACTGGACATTTTTTGTGGTGGGAATGATAAAGCAGACTTCCCAAACATTCAAGGTTGTGCAGTAAGTACAAATATGGTAACTGAAACGAATGGTAAAATTAAGTACCTTCGTTCATTACAAGGTAAAAAGTTCTATCGTCAAATTGAGCAATCAGTAAAGAATTGTACTGGTTCATTTTATGCTTCTGTTGGTTTGGATGCTGAGAACAGAGTTCCAAGTTCATTTTGGTGCTTTGGTTCAAGTGTTTATGAAGTAAGACCGAGCGGGACTGTTCGTTTGTTATACACAGGTAAACTTGATTACGATTACGGGTTTACTTTTGTTGAAAGTGGTGGTGAAAGACCATTTTTGTTAATTTGTGATGGAAATGGCTTGTATGCTTATAATCTATATAATGGCGATTTACAACAAGTTAAAATGCCACTAGGTATTACTGGTGACACTATTGTTCCAAGTTCAGTATCTTGTCTAGCAGGAAGTATTATAGTAAGTGATAAGAATACTGGTTATGCTTATTACTCACAGCCTTATATCCTTTCAAATGATACAATGGAAATCGCAAAGAAAGATGGCGATGGAAATGTTATCTACAAAGACAAGTACACTATTGACTACGAAGAAGTTAATGTTTGGGATGGCAATATATTCTATGACAGTGATGGGGCTTTACAGTACAAAAATGCTGAATCAAGTAGCGACAGTATAGTTTGTTTGAAAGCCGTTGGTGATGTTTTAACTGTTTATGGACGCTGCTCTATTGAATTTTGGACTAGAAGTGATAGTGAAGGAATGACCTGGGTTCGTACAAATTATACTGCGAATTCTAGTTTGGGTGTAAAGAACGCTAGAACAGTTGGTGTCTTCAATAATGTTCAAGGGTTCCTTGGCTGTGGTAATAGAAATGGTTTCGGTGTTTATATGATTAACAGTACTGAAATCAGTAAGATAAGTCCGACTTGGTTAGATGAACTTTTGTTTGAATCTACTTTATACAATGTTTTTGCTTATGGTTACAGCTACAGTAATCACAGTTATTATGTTATTCATTTTAAAGACAAAAACGACCGAGAAAGAAGTTTTGCTTATGATTTAATATCTGGTGATTGGCACGAACGCACAAGTATTGACTCCACAACAGGAAAGACAGAAACAACCCATTATGTTTATCCAATCTTCAATCGTGAAGGTAAGTTAATCCTTGGCGGTTATAGAACAAAAAGATATGCTAGTTTGTTTGAAGCACGAAAAGATTACTGGTATGAAGATTTGAACAGTACAGTAAAGACTTCATTTGTTCGTGGTCGCCAAACTCCTTTGATTATAGATAGTGAAAGGAACTTTTTGATAAACGCATTAAGCATAGAAGGTAATTTTGGTAACTGTGATGACAGAACAATAACTCCTGAATGTATGCTTGAAATTAGTAGAGATGGTGGATATACTTATGGCTCAACAGTAGTTCGTAAGCTCCCATTGACTGGTGAATACAAAAAGCGTGTTGCTTGGAATAATTTAGGGATGGTTCGTAACTGTGTCATAAAATTTAGTACAAGTTCCCCAATAGATTTGACTTTGAGCAACGCAAGCTTAACGGTCGTAAATCTTGGTTATAGGTTCTAATTATGGTTCAAGACTTACAAAATAGTGAAATTGGTTTAGGTTCAACACTCAAGGATTTGCTTGCAGTGACTCAAGGGCTTTGGGTTGAAACGGAAAAGTTTGGGTGGAAAGTTTCAAAGTTAGGAAGTAAATTTGGGATAGCAGTAAGGAATGTTGAACAAGGGAATACTTATCAACTACCCCTTAAATTTACGAATGAATTAACGGCTTGTTTGTTTATTGGAGAAGGAGAAATTACAAGTTCACTTATTCATAATGGGCAAGAAGCCATTTTCGCTCCACTTTCAGGAATGTGTTTAATCATTTTAAAATGAGGTAATTTATGGGTGACTTTTTAGAAGACATCGGGTTTCGGAAATTCAAAGAAGGTAAATAAAGCCAATCAAGCTCTTGAAGGAATTAAAAGTGACTTACAAGCGGCTTCACAGAGAAACGAAGGTTATATTGGTGACTATAATAGCTTACTTGATAGTTTGTATGGAAATTCTGTATCAAACTATGACGATGCTTTGAATAAGTATCTTAACAGTGACTCGTTCAGTTATAAAGGAGATGTTGAAGATTTTGCTTCTCCTGCTATTGAGCGTAGAGTTAGAACCGCTATGGACAACATAACAAAGTCCAATGCTAATGCTGGTAATATGTTCTCAAGTGACTATTTGAATCAGTTAAATGCTAAATCACAAGCTATTGCGTCTGAAGAATGGGATAAAGCTTATGACCGATACATGCAGGACAAGAATATGCAGCTACAGGAATATAACACTAACCAAAACAAGTTAGCTAATGTAGCAAATATGCTCGGACAGAATGTAAACGCTTATTCTAACAATATGGGTTCTGTTTATACGAACTTGATTAACAACAACAATGCTTTGACACAGGGTTTGGCTGACATTAACTCTAGTATCGCACAAAATAATTTGAATAAGAAAACAGGTGCTCAGTCATTGTTGAACCCTCTCGGTTTTTAAAGGAGAATTAGTTTATGTTAAATGCTGGTTATGATTTTAGACGAAATAATGCTGGTTTGTTGGTAAATCCTGAGCAAGCAAGTGCTGGTTGGAAGAACTTAGGCAAAGGACTACAAGTTGCAGCTGGTATAATGTCTTGGAAGGACGCTAAAGACAGAGCCGATAGAATGAATAAAGCTCAAGAAGATTACTATGACGCATTGACTTCGTACTTGAATAATAAGGACATTGATGTCAAATCACAACAGGATGCTATTGAAGATGAAGAACTATACAAATCACTTCCTGACCTTGAAGAAGATAAGTACGAAAGGCTCTACAATACTGAAGAAGCCAATAATAAACGCAAACAGTACCTTGACTTAATGGACACATTCCTTCAAATGTACGGAGGTAAGTAATGGCTGATATAAGTTTAAAAGACCCATTACAGGAGATTTACGAAGAAGTCTCGCCATTTGAATACAGATGGAAAAAGTATGAAAAAGAAGCTCCAAAATTGGATGAAGATTTTAAGTGGAACTTCTTATCAGAGATTAAGCAACCACAGCTTGAAATTAAAGGTCCTTCTGTTGGTTCATTACTTTATGCGTTAAATCCACAAACAAGTGAACTCGGTTTGAAACAAATGGAAAGTGAACTTAATCAACAGCTACAAGCTAATGAAATGTTTGATAAGCGTGGTGAAGAAGCACTTGACTTTATGGAAAAGCGTGTACAGGAAGATATAGCCAATAAGAAATTACAGAATGTTGATGCTGGTCACGCAAATTCTATGATAAGTAACCTTGTTAATGCTTATGCTAGTGGAAATAAAGCAGCAATAGATGTAGCTGAACAACAAGTTATTCGCTCAATGCCAAATGCAGCCAATATCATTAGCGAAGCTAAAGCTAGTGCTGAAAAAAGTTTGGCACAGAAAGACAGAGGCAGAGAGTTAGCAGCTAAAATGCCTGTTGCCGATGGATGGAAGAATGCTAAAGCTAGAGATGCTAAAGTTGCTGAGTTTGAACAAGCTTATAAGAATAAAGAAATTGATTTGGCTACTTTGAATGACCTTATTAAACAAGCTTACTCTATTGAAGACCAACAAGCAACGAGAGCAAAAACTTATAGACAAGCTTACAATGCTGCTGGAGCAAGCAAGAGTGTTGAACAAACTAATGCTAAAGACTATACTGCCGCTATTGAAAAGCTAAAGAAGCGTTATGGTAGTGAAGTTAGAGCAAAAGCTGCTTATGAAAGAGGTGAACGATAATGAATTACGATGATATAGTTGAAAACCTTATCGTTTCAAGAGTTGATGTAGGACACCATACTGAAGACTTGAGAAAGTTGGAAGCTCTAAAAGCTTTCTTGAATACTATCCCAAGTGAAAAAGGTAAGAAGTATGCTTTGTCCAAATTCTTGAATGAAACTCCAGGTTATGATTATAATGAATTGAAAGCTAGTAACCCTAATTTGGACGAAGATTACTGGTCTTTGAAGCATCAAACAGATTATACTCCTCCTGATGTTCAAAAGGCTCTTGAAAAAGCGAACAAAGAAAATGCCGAGAACTTTTGGAATTGGGATAGTGACGAACATTGGTCTAAGCAACCAGTAGACCAGTTAAAGAGAAGAGCAAAAGATGCAGGATATGCTGAAGACCCTTCAAATGAAGATGGAAAACACCCACCTGTAAATTTTTCTTCTTATTTGGACGAATTAAGAGAAATTCAAACTATGAAAGACCGAGAAAAGCTATATGACGAAGGTGCTTTACCAGGAACAAAAATTATCGCTCCAAGAGCAACAGAACGCTTTATGCGTGGTGAAGATTGGAAAGGAAAAGACGTTGCCCTTGATTGGCTTGAAAATAGTTTATATGCTTTAAACCCAGGTGGACGAGCTGCTGGATTGATTTCTCAGTCAACAAAAGTTCCAAAGTATCTAAAATGGGCTTCTAAAGTAGGCGACGTTGCTTTGAACCCAGCCGTTATGGAAGCAGCTGATGCTGCTACTTATGATGAAGGAGATAGAGCTAATTTTAATGGTGCCGATGTCTTACTTGGTTCACTCATAAATGGGGGTATGAACAAAATAGCTCCTTCTGTACTTAAAAAATTAGATTTAGAACCAAAGCCATATAGTCCTGTACCTAAACAATTTGAAACTAGAGCTTCGGAAAAAGCTCGCAATACTATTACACAGCAAAAAGCTAAAGCAACAAAAGAGAGTAAAGATGTTGTGAATGCTATGCTTACTGCACAAAGAAATGGAGAAGACCTTTCTCCTTTCTTGAACAAATTACAAGAACTAAAGTCAGTTTATGACCAAGTTAATCCAAAGAGAGTATTTAGAGATAGAACAGCTAAAGACCTTTTGGGGGCAATTCGTGAAGGTGCTACTTATGATGCAATACCATTTGTTAGTAACAAGTTTGGTGATGCTATGAGTGAAGACCCAAGAAGAACAAAACAAATAGTCACAAGAGCTGTTCGTGGTGTTCCTTTAGTTCCACAATTTATGAGCGAACTTGTAGATTCTTACTATGAGAACAAAGATAAGAATTTAGAACAAAATAAAATTAACAAAGAAATTAACAAATTAAAAAAGGAGAAATAA